GCGGAAAGACTAACTATTAAAAGTCAAGCCCCAAAACAAAATTTTCGAGAGGAATTTTAAGGTGGTGAAAATTGGTATAGCAAACAAGAGCATCCGTTGTCGGATACTCGCTCCGTATAAAATCGCACGCTTAATAATCAGCTAAGAAGGCTTTCCCAGAACGCTGCATAGCAAAAATAAGCCTTACCAGCTTTTTAGCAGCATGAGAGATGGCAACATTGTAATGCTTTCCCTCAGAACGCTTCTTTTCAAGATAGGCCGAGAATGTAGGACACCAAAGGCAAACATATTTGGCGGCATTGAAAAGAGCATATCGCAAATATCTGGAGCCACGCTTTTCCATGTGAGCATAACAGTTTTGCAGTTGCCCTGACTGATATGTAGATGGAGAGAGTCCAGCATAAGCCAGCAACTTGTCTGCGCTTGCAAAGTTGGAAAAATCTCCAACTTCAGCAAGAATCATTGCACCCATATGTCGGCCAATACCGGGGATTGTAAAGATGGGAGAATCCATCTGAGATGTAATCTTGTCAATTGCGGATTCTACCTCAGAAATTTCTTTGTCCAGCTCGCGGATGAGAGCAATCGTGTGTTTCAACTCCATAGACTTAGCAGGCATTTTCGAGCCAATGGAGACCCCTGCGGCTACTTGGATTTTCGCGGTTTTAGACTTGGTATAACGACCTTTAGAGGCGGTGCAAAGAGTCTCAGCGAGTTCTTCAGTATTAGCGTTTGCGATATAGCTTGCACCTGGATAGTTGCTCAGCAGTGCGTATACAACAGCGATGTGCAGGCTTGAGACCAGCTTTTCGAGCTCCGGAAACAGAATATTCACTAACCGCGCAACGGAGCTTTTCAGCTTGGCGCGCTCTTTTACCTTATCAAATCTGTATCTGGTTAGTGACTTTAGCTCTTCATTGTGGTATGCTGTATTTGAGTAGGACTTGAGGTCCACATCAGACATGAGCATCATTGCAATGGTACGCGCGTCTATCCGATCTGTTTTGGTTCTTCGCAGGCTGAGACTTTTCCGGTAGAGGTTCGTGTGCAGAGGGTTAATGACATAGGTTGCCAGGCCGCTGTCTAAAAGAAACCCCAGCAGATTGTAGCTGTAATGTCCTGTGGCTTCAAGCCCTACTTTTATTTTGCTTTCACCTTGGGAACAGCTTTGGATTCTTGAAAGAAGCGTCTCAAAACCGATGCGGTTATTGGCAATGGTAAATACATCTGCCAAGACCGTTCCTTCCGAGTTGAGGATAAAGCAATCGTGCTTGTCCTTTGCAACATCGATACCAACAAAAATCATTTCTTTTTACCTCCGGCGTTTTATTTTACAGTGCTGCTTAGAGCCACACCTCTTTGCTATGTAACCTCGTTCTATATAAACCGTCTGGCGGTATCTAACTGATTAACACTAAAAACAAAGAGCCGTGGTTGGAGCCTTTCCGAAACCGTCTTGCGGTAGGAGGTTTAAACCAATCCACAGCACCTTGTCTATTGTAGCATTTTGTCCTTGGAGAGGGACTCTAATAACTACTACTTTATAATACGAGGAGGTTTTAGCTATGCCGTAGTCTGTTCCGTTCCTACATCATCCAGCATATCTATAATAGCAGGTTAAAAGTGAACTGGAGTGCACAGATTTTCAATTGCAGCGCGGTGTAATTTCTTTGCCCATCGCTCGGAAATATTTAGATTTATCGCAATTTTCCACCAATACGGGGTGCCGACAATATACCGCTCCCGCAGAACGTCCCGCTGCATTTGGTCTTGAACAGAGTTTATTGCGGTTTCGATTTCTTCCCTTTGCATTTCGGTTTCAATAATCTGCTTGTATAGAGCTTCCTGACGCTCCATGATTCTGCAAACGGCATCCTCGATTTTATTTTTACCGCCAGCAGACACCACCACGGGGGATAATGCTTTAGTGGTCGCTGTTGCCCGTTCACGTTCGCTTTGTATCTGCTGGCGCAGCTGTCGTTCATGATTCCTGCTGCGTTGGTATCTCCATAGCCACACTTTCTTTTGGTTGAATTCTTCTCTGGTCATTGTATCTCCTCTCTTCCAGTTTCATGCAGCGCGGCAGCGTGCAAATATCGCCATTCTTCCACTCGCACGTCGCGCAAAGACGGCGGCGATAACAAGGATAATGGTCATGGGGTCACCTCCGGGGGCTTGGGGAGCGGCATCCAATGGGTGACGGATTCAAGAGTAACGCAAGTATATCCATACGGTATCCAGCGCCAGTTTACGAATTCTCTTGTAACCGCATCCCAGCATTCAAACTTGCTTTCAATGCGACGGGCAAAAAATGTACCCTCGTTTTCTGCGTTGTAAACAATGACCTTTTCGTCTGGATCAGACAGTCTGTCTTTAACGCTTATCCAGTCAGTCATTTGCGTTCACCATCCTTTTTCCGCAGAACATACAATACTTCATACGGCTTGCGCTTGTTCTCCACTCTGTTTGGTGGCAAGCGGAACACTCGTATTCGTTTTCTCCGCAAACATATCCTCGTTTTATCCAATGTGCCGTAGGTCGCAGTGATTCCGGGTCAACAGTTGGAACGGCTGCCTTTTTGACCGTGCGCACAGCTTGCAACGTGTCAAGCAGAACAACTTCCCTTTGCTCTTTCCGTGTAAGTGCCGAAGAAGGCAAGCATCCGATGCGGCACACTTCCCGAATCGCGTTCAAAGCATCCCCGCGCCGAATCAGATCGTTGTCGTCGCCGATGCAGACTCGCACGGCATTTTTTAGCGTATTTTCAAATTCGGTGTCATTCATACCGTCGTCCCTCCATTCGTGCGCCGCAGTTGGGGCAATACTTATAATCAAAATCAGCCACTTTTCCGCATTTTCGGCATATCCAGTTGACCGTATAGCTATTTCCATCAATCCCGCCATGCTTCCACCTTGCCGTAGTCCGCAGGGATTCGGGTGCGATGACAGGCGCTTTCTTGGCTTCGTCTACGATGAATTTCATCCCGGCGTCGTAACCACGCGCATAGGCGGCTTTCTGTTCAGTAAGTAAATTCTTGCCGCCAGACCATGTAAAATGTGCACCGTCATATTGTAAGATTTCTTTAATGTCAATCAGCCGAACTGGTTCTTTCGGCTGGCTTGCGCCCGGAATCGGGCAGCCTATTGTTGTGCTCATTCTGATACCTCATCTACATACGCCATGCTCTGGCGCAGATTGAGCGATTTCGGATTGAGAATACAAGCCGGGGCGACAGCATGGCTCATAAACGTTTCGTTGCCGCGCAACTTACCACCCACGCTCACACAGCGGACGTGGCCGAAATCCTTGCCACCACAATACCACGGCGTTGCAGTCCAAATCCAGCTGTCGTAGTGCGGGATGTAGTCGCGGTACTTTCGGTACTCGTCACAAGTGAGGATGAAAACAAAGTCCTGTACAGTTCCGTAAACTCTGTCGCCGTTGTCGGCAACAAGGTCAACGGCATGTGACAGCAGACTATTTTTCTCGAAAAAAGTGCTAGCCATATCGGATAGAATCCCCCGCACATTGCTGATGCGGTAGTTATTCCAGTTGCCTTTTTCATCAGCAAATTTATCACTTGGGCAGAATTTCACTTCTTTTGCCAACGGTTCAGCCATAATTGCCAACAGGCCGCCGTCAGGGTGGTTCTGGTCAAGGCAGACCCATTCAAAATTTTTGAACATAAAGTGCTCGCCTGGACGTAGGGTTGTGATGTTAGTCATTGTCGGTTACCTCCTCGTTCCAAAACAGTTGACGACACACGTTGCATCTTGTTCCCAGACATTCACTAGTTGACTTATAGCCTTCGTCTATAAGGATAGGACATATATTTATTATTCCGTCTGCTTTTTGGGCATTCGGGAACAACTTCAAGAACTCGCTCTGGCGAGTCTTGACGGGGTGGTCTTTTGCCCATTGTTCAACGATTCTTTTAACTTTGGAAGCCTCCTCATCTTCGATGTGCAATAGTACATCACAAACACTTCCCATTTCGCTGAAATTATTATATAGAGGGCATTTTTCACACATTTCACCACTGTAACACATGCGCTTCATTGATTTGTAAAATTCAACAGCGTCCATAGTCTCACTCCTTATCCAGCACGCGGGCTACATACTGCCCATAGGTCAGGCCAATGGCGGCGGCTTCGCGGGTACATTGTTCAATGGGTTTTATTGTTTTCTTCAGGCAGGGATGCGCGGCGGGTTTCTTGCCTTTTTTCAAAACACCGGCATCCTTGCGGCGCTGGTAAGATGCCTGCGCGCTTTTGATATTGCGCTTGCGGATGCAGGAATCGCAATAGCGCTTTGTGGGCTGTACGTCCCACATAATTTTCCCGCATGTCTTGCAGAATTTTGTTGTGGTCATAGCGGCTCCTTTGTTTTGGGTGCTTCAATGCCGATGCTTTGCAACGTTACCTGCGCCCAGAGGTCGGCAAGCTGGTCATTGCGGTACTCGTTGTATTTATCAGCAACGGGGCCTGTCATTGCATCCTGAATCCGTTTCAGGGTGCGGGGAGAAAGACCGACCTGATAGCACGCCAGCAGACACAGATAGGTGGCTCGTGTAACAATGTCGTTGCGTTCTTTCATGACAGCTTCCTGCGCACGGCTCTGGATTCCCTGAATTTTAGCTTCTGCATAGGCATCTATGGATTTTTGCATGGCCGGGGTGGGATGAAGTCTGGCTTTCATGGGTTCACTTCCTCTAATGTTAAACTTACTTTGTATGTTCCCTTTAAGACTGATACAATAGCAGCCAGCGTTTCAGCCGTGTATACGCCTTCAACCTTCTGCACGATTTTTTCGCTTTTTGCTTGTGATTTTTTATTTTTTTGAACATCGTCATGTGCCTTTTTAAAATCCATTGCTGCGGGCGACAAGTTTTCGATATAATACTTGATTTTTTTTACACTGGCGGCACTCGGCGTCTTATTACCATTTATCCAGTAGTACAAAGAGGCTTTATTTACCCGAATGCGTTTCGCCATTTCCTGATATGTTATGCCCTCACATAACATGTCATCCTTTACGGACTCTAACAATGGCGCAATGCGTTCGTTTCTTTTCTTTTCTTTATACAAATCTATTCCCTTAAAAAGCCATTCTTTGTCTACGCCAAGCGCCTTTGCTAATGGGTCGGCCTTGTCAGCGCGGATTTCACTTCTGTTTCTGAGTGAATATGAAATATAATCGGTGTTTGCGCCCATTTCATAGCTGATAGCGTTTCTTGTCTTCCCGCTGTTTTTGACAGCCCATTCCAGTCGTTCCCAGAAATCCGAGATGTACGGCAGTTCCGGCTCCGGCGGCGGGGTGGGCGGCTGCTTTTCCTCCGTCTTGGGCAGACCCAGCAGCCAGCCGACGGTAACGCCCATACTGGACGCCCCTGCAATACGGTTTGCGTTGTAGGCGCTGAGTGTCTTTTCCTTGCCGCTGCACAGCTGGCCTAAGTAGCTGCCGCTGATGCCGGTACGCTGGGAGAACTGGCTCAAATTCATAGTACCCATCGCATACTTGACACGTCCCGCCACGCTTGGCAGGTTGGGCAAAACAAAGGTCTGGCAGGGGCCGTCTTTTTTGTGATTTTCCGCTTCGCTAGCAATGCGTGTTGGTGAAATTGGTGTGCGATGTGCGGCCCTGGCCTGTTCTTGCATGGATTGCTGGTACTCATAACCTTCATCTGTCATGTTGTCTCATCCTCCATTTCTTCAATGAAAATTTCGGTGCGGGGGTTCTCTTTGTCGACCATAACGCGGGAACCGTCCACGCTGGCGATGATGGTATAATTATCATCAGCCAGAATTTTTGCCTTTACCAGAATGTCGTGTATTGCCTCGATGTGATTCGGCAGGTCGCATCGTCTGCGCGTCGGCATATAGAACCGCGTCTCAACGCGGCAGGGCGTGTCTATCGGCTTTTTTGGCTTGGGGGTAAGATAATACACGGCTGCTCGTTCGTACTTGAGATAGGCCGCGCTCGGCATGACACGCGCTGTTTTACCCTTGTGGCAAACGGGGCATCGTGCGCCCATGTAGAAAATCTGCGGGCTGTTCTTCTTCGTCACCGGGGCAAGCGGTACTGTATACTTGTAAATTTTAGCCATGTTCTGCACCTTAGAACGGCAAATCGCCCTCATCCTCAATCATAGCAAAGTCTTCATTGTTGCCAGAGGAATAGCTCGGTGCTGCACTTTGCGTTGTGCGCTGTGCGCTTTGCGTGCGCTCTGTGGCGGCTGCGGCGTTCTCTGGCGCGTTTTCCGTGTCAGGGTATATACTTTCCTTGCTTTGCCCAAAATTCACGTTATTGGCCACGATTTCAACGGCTGTGCGGTTCTGGCCGTTCTTGTCCTGATAGCTGCGGCTCTGCAAGCGGCCATCAATGGCAATCAGGGAGCCTTTCTGGAAATACTTGCAGACGAACTCTGCCGTCCTGTCCCATGCAACAACGTCCAGCCAGTCTGCATGGCTCTGGCCGTTGGCGTCACGGCGTCCGCGATCACAGGCGATGCGGAACGACGCAACATTCTTGCCCGTCGTAGTCTGGCGAAGCTCCGGGTCACGCGCAAGGCGGCCCATGATTGCAACAACATTCAGCATATTTTCACCTCAACATGAAATTCTTTCTCTATCGCAGTTTCCCAATATCGCCAGCTTGTAGCTTTCCGGTGCGTTATCGCCAAGCTGCACCACGCCAGCGGAAAACCATTTCGGCAGCGGAACTCCAAGCTCTTTGTATCTGTCCCACGCAAGGCGCATAGACCAGTTATCGGCGACGTTGTATGCGCTGTATTTGACAGCAGCTTCCCGCACCTCGCTTACAGTTGGCTTGAATCGGTGCGTTTTGGAAAGCTCCTGCACGGCTTTCAGTGCGGCGCTGTAGGGGACGTCGGCAAGCGACGTCGCCCAGGCTTTGGCAGTTTCCTCGGCGTTCGTTTTGCTGCAAATGTTATCCCAGTAATTCATAGCCAGCGACAGGAGCGCCGCCGTCTGCTGATACGTCATCTGCTATGCCTCCTTTCGCGATTTCGCGCAGCTTTTCTTGTGTGGTTTTCATCTGCTGCCGTTGTGAAGTTCCTTTCTGCTGGCTTCTGGCCTCTTTCTCGGCAAGATACGCCGCGCGGGTGGTAATGTTCTTTTGCAGACAGTCACGTAAAATCGCCTGCGCATAGCCCCACGAACGCTTATTGTTGATAGCGGCCTGATTGATTGCCTCGCAAACAAGGTCAGGCTCTACCTGTTCCAGATAGCCCACAATGCTATCAAATGCAGCACGAGGAAGTGCGCCAATGTTCTGCTCGTAACACTCGACACACTGCTGCAAGCCTTCGCGCGCTTGCGCGGTAGTCGTAGTAGTAGTAATATTTTGTTCTTTGTTATTTGTTCTTTGTTCTTTGTATTGGCTTGTTTGGCTACCGTTCGCTTGCGAACGATTGCGTTCGCTATCGTTCGCTATCGTTCGTTTTTTAGCGTTTTCTGAATTTTTCCTGCATTTTGCGTTGTACTGTTCTTGAGATACCTTGATATTACGGGTGATGAACCGATACGCAATCACTTCCTTGCCAGTGAGCGGCTCGGGCCGTTCTGCTCCTTCGCAATAAGCGCAAAGCGCATACATAAGCCGTCGAAACTCACCGTCCGAAAGGTCGGACGTATCTTCCATATACCCGGGATAAAAAGGGATATATTTCAATTCAGCCATATTCAGTTGTCCTTATCTTGATGGCAGTGCATATAAATGTACTCGGAATGCGCTGTCATGTTCTGGTATAGCCAATCGTCGGCTTTCTCTTTACTCAAATGCTCGTGCATCACGCGCTTTTCATACACAAACTCGCCGTTAATTTTCTTTTCGGCTATGCGGTCTTTAATGTCCGCTTCTGTGTAGTTGGCTTCGACGAGATAGAGATTATAGCCTTTGGCTGTTATTCCGTTCAGATTGTTTGCGTCGGTAGCATAGAACAATCTTTCAACGGGAGACTGCGGCAGCTCTATATGCCAGCAGCAATTTTGTACATCATGCTTTGTTTCCTGCGCCTTAATTCTGCACAGATTCTTGTAGTTGTACCAGCGTTCTGTTCGTATCACGTCAATCTGGCCCATTTTAACGCCAGCATTCACGAGGGCTGCACATAACCACACACAACACGCAAAACGCAATGTGGGCCGCTCTCTGGCGAGCCTGCGAAGCGTGGCGGGGTTGAAGTGGTCGCCGTGGATATGTGTGAGCAACACGAGCTTCAGGCATTTGTAATCGTCCGTCAACCGAGAAAATGAAACGCCGCAATCAATCAATATTGAGTTTTGAATGAGAACGGCGTTCCCTTGGCTTCCGGTTGAAATAATCTTGCAGTCCATCTTACAGGCTGCTAAAGTCGATTTTCTTCGGCTCGGCGGCTGCGGTCTTGGCTTCAACGGCCTGTTCGGCTTGCGGCTGATCAATCTGTGGTACAGGCTGTGTAACAGCTTCAAGACGTACATCCTTTGCGGACGCGACGCGCTCTGCAATAAGCTGGCCGTCGTTGTCATGCGTGATGGTGTCATCATGCTCAAGTGCCGTTTGCATATCAACGCTCATAACGCCCCAGCGGGAAATAAGCTGACGAAGCATGGTTTTCTTTGCCATGTCATCAAAGTTCTTGTACCAGAACGAGGAATATCTCCACATTTCTCTCTGCGGAACTTTCCCGGCGAGCAAATCCTCATAGCCTTTGCGACTGAATGCCGGGCTGTAGGTGTCTGCATGGGTCATCATCTTTTCTTTGCTCCAATACAGCACCTTGCGGAATCCGTTCAGGTACTCAAAGAATGCCATGTAACCGACTGTCGGCAGGGCATCGCGCACATCATCGTCCTCGATAAACTTAAACCGGGCTTTTCCGGTTTCGGGGTCTTTGCCGCTGTACTCGCCCTGCTTGATAACCATAACATCAAGGTCTTTGTACTGGCCGCTGCGCAATGCCAGCTGGACATAGCCTTTGTAACCAAGCACGAATGTGGCGGTGGTGGTTTCCGGGCGAATCATGTTGCCGTCTCGGTCATACTTGGCCTTCTGCTTGAACGGCACGAGGTAATACTGACCCAACTGCGGGGAAGGGCTGAGGTTGAGCGATTCGCCCAGCAGGGCACCCGCAAGAATCGTCCCTGCATCACACTCCTGCAAAGCGGGATTCACCGCAACGGCGCTTGTAATGCTTGCCGTAAAACGCCGCGCACGGTCCGGGTCGCGCAAGGTGTTGTTAATAAGGTTCTGGTATCCCTGCGTATTGATCGCAACGGAAAACTTCGGTTTCTGTGTCAACTGCTGATTAGATGTCGTCATAGGTCATACCCTCCTGCAAAATAAACTGTTTCAGTTTCTTCAACTGTTCAATGGTGCCGCGAACTGCAAACTTGACCTCGTAAACGTCCTGCGCGGCGGCTGGCGTTTCTGTAAGTGGTTCTTCATCGGGGACGGGTACTTCTTCAACAGGCGGCTGTACTGCGTCAGGCTGCGTCTCTCGCGCTTCTTCGATGGCCTGCTGTACCTTTTCTTCTGCCGCCTGCTGCTGTTCCAGTGCAGCGCGGCGCTCGGCGACACGCTGCTTTTGAAGTTCGATCATGGCGTGTCTGGCGCGAACTGTACTCAACGCCAGCGCAACATTCAGCGATTTTTTGTACTCGACCAGCAACTCTGCGGCGTCATCATGGCGGGAAAGTTCCTGCACCTCTTCGGCGATTTTAAGAACCGTCGATGTAAGCGCGGTCTTTGTGCCGTTCACGCTGGTAGAAAGCCCGATTTTAAGGTTCATCTGCTCAAAACGCAGCCACGGCAGATTATTTGCTTTGCAAAGCTCGTCAAAGTAGCTCTGTACGGCCTTGACCTTATCGGCCTTCAAGCCTGCTTCTACCTCATCGATGCGGCGCTTAAGCTCGGCATCTGCCTTCTTGTACGGGTCGGAGATGCAGTCCTTATAAACCGCTTCAAACTGGTTGTACGGCTCCATGATGGCTTCTTTAACGCGCTTTCGCTGTTCTTCCATCGATGCAAACTCTTTGCCCAGTTCCGTGCGGATTTTCTTTACATCTCCGCGCGTTTCTTCCGTGCAAACAAGCTGCATCGCGTTCTTCGTGCGGGTCTCTACATCGGCTTTCACCAGCTGAAGATGCTCTTCGATAATGGGCAACTGTTTCAGCGTGATTACCTGCAATTTCGTTTCCATTTGTCAAACCTCCATGTATTCGAATCTGCGCATGCTCTGGCTCATCCCTGTTTCAGCGGAAAGCGTAAGGTCTCGCATCTGCTGATATTTGATGAAGTCTGGCGTAGAGCGGTCATGTATAATCTGTTGCATGGCCTGAAAGTGTTTCTGGTATTTATCAGGGGCGTTGTCCTCAAATGCGGTTCTCATTCTCTCGCAAGTCATCTTTATCCCTCTGCTGCAACCGCAATCGGGATGCCGAGCGCGGTCAAAACTGTTTTCACGTCCAAATCATCGTAGCGGTAAATCGCGCCGTCGATGTCTACAATATAGTCGCCCTCGTAGTACGGTATGCCGTCAGCGTCCGTTCAAATCGGTTCATCATCATAGGGCGGAAAGGGGTTGTCTTGATGGCCCCAAAAGCTAGTCATTTGTCGGTCTCCTGATTTTCTTCCTCATCAGAAAAATGCAGCTCCATCAAGTCGGCAATCGCAAGGTACTCTTTGGCGTATTTGCTGTCGCCGTGAGTTTTCTTGACGATCTCACGGAACTTCGCCAAATCACCATAAAAGCAACCACACTGTACGCGGAGAATTTTATCCTTGCATCGGAAAAATGTGGTCGCGCGGAAGCAGTGACCAAAGCCTGTAACAACGGCGTAGTCTGCATTGCCGGAGACCCACGCATCGCCGGAGACCCACGCATCGCCGGAGACCTGCGCATTGCCGTAGACCTGCGCATTGCCGTAGACCCGCGCATCGCCGTAGACCCGCGCATTGCCGTAGACCCGCGCATCGCCGTAGACCCGCGCATTGCCGGAGACCCACGCATCGCCGTAGACCTGCGCATCGCCGTAGACCCACGCATCGCCGTAGACCTGCGCATTGCCGTAGACCTGCGCATTGCCGTAGACCTGCGCATCGCCGTAGACCCACGCATCGCCGGAGTGGGAGAGGTTATCTTCCTTCTCAATAAATCCGCCGAGTTCTCCCTTCTCAACGTCGCAAAAAGCGACGAGAGCCTTAATACGGAACAGCTTCTTCCCGAAAATGTTCGTTACAAATTCGGCGGTCAGTTCAAATTTCTTCATGGCTGGATGCCTCCTTTGGATACAGCCCGCACAGCAGATTCAGCGCCAGCAGGGCGGCGATGGTGGTGGGGATGTTGAGAGAACCGAGCGAAGCCAGCAGCAGCACCAAATCTGCGGTGATTGCCAGCTTGACGGCGGCGCGTTTCAGTGATAGAATACAGTTAGAGCTTTTTGCGATGCTCTGTTTTTTTGCCGTTCCGGTGGTGGTGCACCGGGGCGGCGTTTTTGTTTTTGTCATGTGATCAGGCTCCTTTTAAAAAGTTAATCAATGCAGTACGCAGGTTTTCAAACTCTGTAATGTTGTCCTGCGAGGCGGTAGGCGTGACGGTAGATTTTGGCACGTCCGCCACCGGGTAATACGTTGCAAATTCGTCAAGCGTTATGCCCAGTGCGGCGCATGCTTTGCCAACCTCCGGCCAGCGCCAATCATTAGCGCCGTTGATGCGGTTTGACATCTGCGTTTTAGACAAGCCGCAGACATCTGCAAGGCGCTGTTTGTTGTAGCCCCTGCTTTTTATAAGAGCTGTAAAAGCAAGGTTTGTCATGGCGTTCACTCCTTTCTTTCTGCGATCAGTTCACTTACAGCCGCCTCCATCTTTCTAGTTATCGGCTAGCAAGTAATCAATCGGCACGCCGAAATAGTCAGCCACTTTCTTTAGCGTCGTGATGCTGGGGCCGTAAGGCGATTTCTCCCACTTGCCAAGTGCACCGTTTGAGATTCCGGCGCGTTCCTCAAGGATTGTGCGAGAAATATTGTTTTTTCGGCACAGCGCATCAATTTTCGAAATATTCACCTAGCAAAAGCTCCTTTCTAGTTGACTATTACTAGAAAATATGCTACTATGAACTTGCGAGATTTATAACAGCATATTTTTAGCTAGTCCGCTGAATTTTAGGGGGCCTGGTTCTTTGTTGCCCTCTGTGCTATCTATTATACTAGCATTTATGCTAGATGTAAATAGTTATCTAGCATTTTCTAGCGAATTAGCAATATGCACAAAGAAACGGTGTGATTTGTGTGCGATACGTTGAAAAAGCAAAGAAAATAGCAAAGAAAAAAGGAATTGCCTTCACGCATATTAGTACAGAGCTTGGGAAAAGTCGTGGCTATTTGTCTGAAATGCTAGCAAATGGGCGCGATTTGCCAGAGCATATGCTAGCCGATGTTGCCAGTTTGCTAGGAGTCACCGTTGCCGACCTGACCGGGAATTCCGAAAACGGAAAAAAGCCCACCGCACAAGGCGATGGGCTAGATGTAGACTATATTGAAAAGTGGATTGACAACGACGCATCTGAAGAGCAGCTCAAGCTGTTTATTGCAAAAGCGTCGGCAAAGCTGGTGAAAAAATGAAACTTGATAAAGTATGCGCAAAAATTCTTTCTGCGTTGTACGATAACGAAATAGAAGAAAACGAAATTGCCGCTATGATCGGTTGGGAAAGCATTTCACAGCCGAATGAACATATTGATTATCTAACGCGTACAAGGCTAATTAGACGAATAATGCGGGATGCGGTTCCAGACGGAGAGGGTGGTTACAAAGATAATACTGGGACGGCGTATTATCAAATTACAGTTCAAGGCAAGGCGGAGTATGAACATTTGCGTAAACGCCGCATTGAGAAAGCACTTGACTTGGCTGCCAATCTTTCCCCTCTGTAACCATGTAATCTCGGATTTCGTCAAGGTTCGGTCTGTTGGCATCAGTATACTCGTACCCATCGCAGCCGCCTTTTGCCAAAGCGCGACCACAGCCCAAAAACGCAACGCCGCATTCGCCGTACCGCACATACGCGGCGTATTTGCAATTATAACAAGCAACGCTTTTTGCCTTCGGCAAGTTGGTTTTGTCAAGCAGCGCCGACCTAATTCTGTAATGTTGCACATCCTTTTTCAGATATTCAATCCTTTCTTTCAAGGATGCGTTTTCCTGCTCAAGTTCTTTAATTCGACTTTTCCCGAACATTTTTTATCTCCTTTACAACTTCATTATATATTTTAACGGCTTCTTCCGGCCGCAACTGCCGCAAAAGCTGCTTTGCCTGCCATCTTGAACTAAATATCGTACTTTTTTGTGTGATTGTCAATGGTTCTTTTTTCATCATAATTCCCCCAAATTAAATAAGGTTGTGATACTATGGGCTTTTTTGACTTTTTGAAGCCAAAACCGCAAAAGCCTGTTCCTGTTAAACAAACGCAATCAAAAAGGATTGAAAATGTTGTGTCTGATGATCCAGAAATTAGAAAGTTACAGCGCGATTTAAAAGCGCAAAACAAGCAACTTGAACAAATCAAATACGCAGAATCCTATTTTGAAAAAACGGGTGATATTGGTTTTTTGGTTGAATTTTGGGAGGGAATCTGGAAAAGCGGCGGGCTGCTGTTCGACGGTTCAAAATGGACATTCCGGCTCCCTGATTTGTATATAAAAATTGGCGAATATGATAAAGCTCTCGCCATCTTAAAAAAAATAAAAAATCCTAACTACATTGGAAAAAGAGATTCTTATATCAATCGCGTAAAAGAGCTCAAAAGCAAGCAGAAGAAGTTGTGAACACAACTATAATACAACTTGCAGTTGTATTATAGCAGTTTCACAAAAATACTCATTTGTCAAGTCTTTATAATCCGCTTTTTCGGTCTTCTGCGCCCGTGTCTTGGTGAAACATCCAAATCAGGCAGTTTCTTCATGGTCTGCTCCCCTCCTTGCACGGTCTTGCAGCACAGCACGGTACAGGGCTTCAATGGTTGCCGCATTACGGTTTTGGTAATTCTTTAGACGTTCCACGTTATTCATTGTTGATTCCTCCTGTGTTTTCTGACTACAGTAAGAATCTTAACATGTTTTTTATACCATAGCTTCCATTTATTCCCATAGCATTTTTTGAAGAAATATTTCTTTATATTTTCTTGATTGCTACGGTAGAAAAATTTTACCGCATTTGAAGTGCAAAACATGTAAAAATTTGAGGGTGATGAAATGGAAAGTAGAGCTGATTTCCGAGAACGTGAAGGACTTATTCTTTCGCAGTGCCGGTTGGAATCCGGGCTTTCGCAAGAATATGTAGCCAGGCAGATGGATGTGAACATCCGCACGGTGCGCAACTGGGAAGATGGGCTTTCCCCTATCCGAAACGATGATTTGTTGATGTGGTTCACCGTCTGCAAACAATCCCCCTGGCGCTGGCTGCAGCGCATCTGGATGCCGTCTGCATTCAGCGATACCGATACTCCAAACTGGACGGACGAGCAGGTAGACAAGGCACTTTCTGATTATATCGCTCAGATGCCGAGCCTGTACAAGCGCCGCCTGCTGTATATCCTTTGTGGGGCGCACGGGAGCGATTGGGCGGGCCAAATAGATTTGCTGTGTGCTAACGCGCATACGTCCATGCAAAGCCGTGTACGCGTCTGCCAGGCCGTAATACAGAACTACCGGATAGATACCGTAACTGGGGATGACCCATGCCCGGAAAGCATCAAGCCGGACTTTGACCGCCTGCAAATATGCCTGCAAGCCGGAGAAGCTGCCGTTCTGGCAGGTGACGGCGAATATAACGCAAGAGAAAAATAAAAAATCCCATGCCGGTGGTGCCACACCAGCAAGGGATAAAGGGCCGTCAACACAAAAAGTTGACGGCATTATTATAACACACAAAAAAAGGAGCCGCAATATGAAAAGGACTAATACCGCAAAATGGATTGAAAGCGCCGGACGTTGGCAAATCAACGTGCAGAAGGACGGAGTGCGCAAGACGTTTACCAGCGCCAAGCCGGGCCGCACAGGCCAGAGGGAAGCTAACAAAAAAGCAGATGAATGGCTTGACATAGGCGTAAAGACGGAACGGATTAAGGTTTCTGACGCATGGGAACAGTTGCTACAGCAGAAAAAACTTGTGTCTGATGCAGAATACAAAAACATGGCATCGTTCGGACGCTCCCATTTGCTGCCAGCCATCGGGATCAAGTCAGTAAAAGCCGTTACGGAACAGGATTTCCAAAAAATTATAGATTATGCGTTTCGCCATCCACAGGGGAACAGCAAAGAGCCCTTATCCAAAAAGACATTACAAAACTATGCAAGCTACTGCAAGCAGTTTACGAATTTTTGCCGAAAATCGAAATGGACAACGCTTGAGCTTGAGGAGCTACAGATTCCGGCAGCGTCTAGAAAAAAAGGAAAGAACGTGCTGACAGTTGAAGCGCTCAACACGCTGCTAAAAGTAGATACGACCATCATGCGCGGAAAATCTGTGCATGATGAATACATAAATTATTATAGGTTTCAGGTGCTAACAGGCATGCGCCCCGGTGAAATGCGGGGGCTGCGATGGGAAGACGTTGACGGGAATCTGTGCAGACTGAAGCAGGCAATCAATGCGCACGGTCAAATCACGCAGGGAAAAAACGAAAACGCATTGCGCACGGTAGTGCTGTCAAGACGCGCAATGGACGTGCTGGAAGCTCAAAAAGCCGTGACTGGAAAGCAGACGTACATCTTCCCCATGGCATCCATGCACACGTACTACCACCGCTGGCAGCGCTATCAGCGCTCTAATGACATGCCGGAGCTGAGTCTTTACGAACTGCGCCACACGTTTGTGAGTATCGCAAAGGAGTTGCCGACTGGCGAATTAAAGCAGCTAGTCGGGCATAGCGAGGATATGGACACATACGGCACATACTCTCACTACATCGCTGGAGATGACGAACGGACAGCACAAAACCTACAAGAAATCTTTGATAGATTGGTGGACTAAAAAGTACACACTAAAAGTACACACTTTTTTTCTTAAATGTATGAAATAATAGAAAAAGTATGTGATAAAACAAAATAATATAGCAATATACCGCTATATTTTTAATAACTAAAAGCATTGTGTATAGTTCGAGTCCTGTCACCTCGACCATCGGAATGCGCCGCAGATTCATTGAAATCTGCGGCGCTTCTGTTATTCGGTACACATGTAGGAATGTTCTTCGGCTTTCTCTGCCAAAAGGCGCTGCCGCGGTTCATTTTTCTGTTGTCTTTTCCCTACAAAAAGGCTATAATAATCTCAAATTTTGCATAGCATAGGAGGGGTCGTCTTGGAGCGGATCAAACGGTATCTGCGCAGCGCGGCGGGGTATCAGGCGGTGTGCGCCAAGTGGCTGGTGCTGGCGGCGCTGGTGGGCTGCGTGGTGGGCCCGTTGGGCGGCGCGTTCGGGCTGGCGCTCAACTGGGCCAACGCCACCCGCGGCGCGCACCCGTGGCTGCTTTACCTGCTGCCCGTTGCCGGTCTTGTTATCGTATTTTTGTATCACCGCTTTGACCCGGATGGCGGCGGCTCTACGAACCAAATCTTCGTATCCGTGCGGGAGCACAAGCCGCTGACACTGCGCACCGCGCCGCTCATCTTTGTTTCCACCGTCGCCACGCATCTGTTCGGCGGATCCAGCGGACGCGAGGGCGCGGCTCTGCTGCTGGGCGGCAGCGTATCCGGGCAGCTCGGCAGGGCGCTGCGCTTAGAAAACCGTGACTGCCGCTTAATGACAATGTGCGGCATGGCGGGCGCGTTCTCGGCCATCTTCGGCACGCCGCTAGCCGCAACGATCTTCACGCTGGAGGTCGTCGATGTCGGCTCCATGCAGTACGCGGCACTGCTCCCCTGTCTGGTGTCGGCGCTGCTGGGCGTTTTCATCAGCGGCAAAATGGGGCTGGCGCCCGAGGCGTTCGTCTTACAGGCCGAGGCTGCCCCCACGCCGGACAATCTCGTCCGCGTTATCATCCTGGGTGCGCTGCTGGCCGCGCTGAGCATCTTCTTCTGTGAGCTGCTCCACGTCACGCCGAAGCTGTACCGGAAATTCTTTCCGAACATCTACCTGCGCGTCGCCGCGGGCGGCGTGCTCATTATCGCCTTGACAAAGCTGCTGGGCACCACCGACTACAACGGCGCGGGCGCGGCAGTCATCGAGGCTGCCATCGACGGCGAGGCCGTTCCCTACGCCTTCCTTTTAAAGATGCTGTTCACCGCGCTGACCCTGGGCGCAGGCTTCAAGGGCGGCGAGATCGTGCCGATCTTCTTCACCGGCGCGACTTTCGGCTGTGTGGCCGCGCCGCTGCTGGGTCTGCCGCCGCAGCTGGGCGCGGCGCTGGGCATGGTTGCGCTGTTCTGCGGCTGCACCAACAGCCCGCTGGCGTCCATCTGCCTTGCCATCGAGGTATTCGGCGGGCAGTGCGTCTCGCTGTTTGCGCTGGCATGCGCGGTTTCCTACATGCTGTCGAGCTATTTCAGCCTTTACCGCGAGCAGCACTTCCTGCATTCCAAGCTGCGCATCGTCGGCGTGCAGCGGGTACACGGTCACTGGTCCGAGACGGACGCCGCACACCTGACCACAAACGGCGACGGCGAAAATTAGAAAATCAGAAAATTGGTTGCAGGAACGCTGTTTTCATGCTATAATAAACTGTTACGGAGGAAATGGCGCACTATGAATACACTTACCTTGGAAAAGCACTGCTGGGCCGAGATAGATTTGACGGCCCTGCGTGAAAATTATGAATATATCCGCCGCACCGTAGGCGGGCCGGTCTGCGCCGTCGTCAAGGCGGACGCCTACGGCCACGGCGATAACGTCATCGCCCGCGTCCTGCAGGAGGCCGGTGCTGCGGGCTTCGCGGTCAGTTCCCTTGGCGAGGGGCGGCACCTGCGCCGCGGCGGCATCACAACGCCCATCCTGATTCTGGGCTACGCAGACCCCACCTATGCGGCTGTGCTGGCTGCCAACGACCTGATCACCACCTGCTATTCGACCGAATACGCACAGGCGCTCTCCGCTGCCGCCGTCAAGGCGGGCGTCAAGGTTAAGGTCCACCTGAAGATCGACACCGGCATGGGCCGCATCGGCTTTGCGGTGCGTTCCGGCTTTGCGGAGACCATCCGCGAGCTGGAGGCTCTCTACGCCCTGCCCGGGCTGGACATCTGCGGCGTCTTTCAGCACTTTGCGGTGGCGGACAGCGTCGAGCCCGACGACGAGCGCTACACCGACGAGCAGCACGCGCTGTTCGCGCAAGTCGTGGAGCGGCTGCGTGCGGACGGCTGCCCTGTCGGCACGGTACACTGCGCCAATTCTGCCGCACAGCTGCGCCACCCCGAGTGGCGGCACGACATGACCCGCGCGGGCATCATCCTGTACGGGCTTGACCCCAGCAATGAGGTACACTTTCCCGCCCTGCAGCCCGTCATGTCGCTGAAATCCGTCGTGACCTTTGTCAAGGAGCTGCAGCCCGGCCAGAGCGTCAGCTACGGGCGCACCTTTACCGCCGATAAGCCGATGCGCGTCGCCACAGTCTGTGTGGGCTACGCTGACGGCTACCCGCGGATGCTGTCCGGCGGGCCGGACCGGGGCGTCATGGTCATCCGCGGCCAGCGGGCCCCCGTGGTCGGGCGCGTCTGCATGGACCAGACAATGGTCGATGTGACGGACATTCCCGGCGTGAAGATGGGCGACGAGGTCACGGTCTTTGGCCCGGACGGCGGCGACACGGCTGACACGATTGCCGCCAAGACACAGACCATCAACTACGAGGTCGTGTGCGGCCTTGCCCGCCGCGTGCCCCGCGTATATAAGGAAAACGGCAAGATCTGCGAGATCTGGAACAATTTGGAGGAAACCTGATGGCCCGCAAGAACATCCGCAACTTTTGCATTATTGCCCACATCGACCACGGCAAGTCCACTCTGTCGGACCGTATGCTGGAGCTGACCGACAGCGTCGACAAGCGCACCATGACCGACCAGGTGCTGGACGACATGGACATCGAGAAGGAGCGCGGCATCACCATCAAGGCCCGCGCCGTCACGATGCGCTACAAGGCCGACGACGGCGAGACCTATGAGTTCAACCTCATCGACACCCCGGGCCATGTGGACTTCCAGTACGAGGTCAGCCGCAGTCTGGCCGCCTGTGAGGGCGCAGTCCTCGTCGTCGACGCCAGCCAGGGCGTTGAGGCGCAGACGCTGGCGAACTGCTATCTGGCGCTGGACCACAATCTGGAGGTCGTGCCGATTTTGAACAAGATCGACCTGCCCAGTGCCGACCCTGACGCCGTGGCGAAGGAGGTCGAGGACGTCATCGGCCTGCCCTGCATGGAGGCACCGCGCGTCTCGGCCAAGCTGGGCATCGGCGTCAAGGAGGTGCTGGAAAGCGTTGCGCGGGATATTCCCGCCCCCACCGGCGACCCCGACGCACCGCTGAAGGCGCTGATCTTCGACTCCATCTACGACAGCTACAAAGGCGTCATCGTCTACGTCCGCATCTTTGAGGGCACGGTCAAGCCCGGCGATACCATCCGCCTGATGAGCACCGGCGCGGAGTTCCAGCTGGTGGAGGTCGGCCACATGGGCGCAACGAGCCTGACCCCCTGTGACAAGCTCGAGGCCGGTGAGGTCGGCTACCTGACGGCCAGCATCAAGACTGTGCGCGACACCCGCGTCGGCGATACCGTCACGCTGGCCGCCAACCCCACACCGGAGCCGATGCCCGGCTTCCGCACGGTCACGCCGATGGTGTTCTGCGGCATCTACCCCGCCGACGGCGCGGACTATCCCGACCTGAAGGACGCGCTGGAGAAATTGCAACTCAACGACGCGAGCCTGACCTTTGAGCCGGAGACGAGTGCCGCGCTGGGCTTCGGCTTCCGCTGCGGCTTTCTGGGCCTGCTCCACATGGAGATCATCACTGAGCGTCTTGAGCGCGAGTTTGACCTTGACCTGATCACGACGACGCCGGGCGTCCAGTACCGCCTGACGCTGACCGACGGCACGGTGGAGGTCATTGACAACCCCTCCGCCTACCCCGACCCGACCCGCATCGTCAAGCAGGAGGAGCCGTTCGTCAACGCGCACATCTACACGCCGAACGATTACGTCGGCCCGCTGATGGATCTGTGCCAGACGAAGCGC